GTGCGGCCTCCCGTGCCGGCTGCCGCCGCTCTGTGCGGTGCCGCGGCGCGGTTTTTGTATTTTGCCAGCTCCGCATCCCAGTCGCTCTTATGCCGCACCGCCTGCGCCAGCTCCTCGCGCTCCAGTATCTGCGCCACCCGCAGCGCATATTTCAGTGCCGACCATATATCGCGCTGTATGTGCTTGCTTATCCGTTCTTCCTTTTGGGTCGTGCCGCTGGCCACCTTTTTCAGGTTCTGTATCTGCCCCACCAGCTCCCGGGTCTTTATGTAGGGGTCTGCCAGCATGGCATCCATGCTGTCGTCCTTGATCCGGTGATACTTTTTGTAGTTCTCCACGCCCTCGTTCACGTTAGAGCACAGCAGTTCCACATTCCGGTTCTCGAATTGAAGTTCCGCGTACCGCACCATCTCCGCGTCCGGATCCGTCACGCCCGCGCCGCCCGCCTTGATGGGATACAAACACGGCACGGCGTTTTCCTGCTCCAGTTCCGTAAAGCTGGCGTGGTTCCGCACACACAGCGGCGCAAGGCCGTCACCAAGGTCCATCATCAGGTTCTCCACCACGCTGGTGCCGTACTGCCATGCGTCTATTGCCAGGTATGTAGCGGCCCCTCCGTCGCAGCAGAAGCGGCTCCACACGTCCTTGATCCGCTGTGCCTGCATCATGCTCTTTACCGGAGGGTTCCAAACGTCCACATACACCACCTGCTTCAGGTAGCGGTCCCGCTTCAGCCAGTCCGTTTGACGTGTGCATTTCAGCACCACGCAGGCGCATTTTGCATTCTTCTTGTCGTCAGCGTAGGATACGTCGTACCCCACGATATAGATCACGTCCTCCGGCTTCAGTTTGTTGCCTATGTCGTAGGCGCAGTGCCGGTTCTCCGCGATCATCAGTTTGCGGCACTCTGTCAGCACCTCGTCCCGCACGATAGGATTGCTGTCCGCCCCGGTGTAGCGCGATTCCATTTCGCGCATCCACCGCTCCGGCGTCAGCTTTGTTCGCAGTTTCTGCGCCCAGGAATAGGGCCGCATCTGCTGCAGTACCACGCACTCCCACGATATGTCATAGGCATAGGCGCTCTCGCCCGCCAGCATGGCTTTCATGTTCTCGCACCGCGTATCGTAAGCATGGTTCTGCTTCCGCCCCGCACTGGTAATGGCGTGATCCTTGTAGGGGATATAGTTGGGGTCCGGCTTACCGTTTACATTATGCGTCAGTCGCACAGCCGGCAGCACCACCGTCGTGTATTCCGCGAAGTCGAACGCCGGATTTTCTTCCTGTGCGTACTCCTCCGCCGTCACGTCGTGAATGTTGTCACCGCGCATGGCGGATATGTAAAAGGCGCTCCCGCAGTCGGTCTCTATCTTGAAGTCATCCTTACTCTCCGCCGTCACCCGCCACTGCTTCGCCAGTGCCGGGTAGTCGTGCTCCGTCTGCCGGTATGTCTTGCTGCCTATGGTTGCCATTTGGCGGTATGACGGTCCATAGTAGGCACTCTGCACACCGGGCCACACCAGCCCGTTCAGCTCCGCGTATTTGAACTTCGTGCTGGTTTTTGTTACGCCTCGCGTTCCAGTGAAGGAAACAGAAGCCTTGCGGGCGTATACCCGCACCATCACCCGCTGCAGCAGTTCCTCGTTTGCAAAGTCTGCCGTCGGGCTCCTGAATACGTCCAGCGCCTTATCCGGGTAGAATCGGCACACCCATACCAAAAATGCCCAAAAGGCATCCTCATAGTTTTCGTAGCTGCGCTCCTGCGTGGGCTTTTTTGTCACCCAGCCAAGACCGGCCACATACGCTTTACCCGTTCGCCTCGCCATCGGTGTTCACATCCTCTGCGTCCGCTTTCGGCTTACCCGGCTTTTTCTTCTTTTTCACCGGGCGCATCCGCACCAGCCCCAGCTTTTCGTAGGCTTCCTTCTCCGCCTCGTTGGGCTTCTCTGCAAACTCGCCCAAATTGTCCTCCAACCGCATTTCGTCCGGCAGTTCTGCCAGCTCCGGTAGTCCGTCGTTCTGCCGCATCCGGTTTTCGTTTATCAGTATCATCTGGTCGGCAGCATCCCGCGTGTAGGGGTATTTGCACGGCCGGCCGAAGAATATACGGAACGCCTCGTCCGGTTCGCAGGGCTTCCCGTTTTTCAGCAGTCCTGCCCGCTCCAGCGCCACCACCATGTTGTCCAGCCGCAGGTCCTCCACCGGTTTCGTGTCCTTCTTCCGCAAGTTTTCCGACGCCAGGTTCTCCTGTATCATGCTGGATAGCTTCTTGGCCTTGTCGATCTGACCCAGCTCCGCCGCGTCGTTCATCTGCTTTGTCCACTTTGCCACGTTCCGCAGGATCAACTGCTGCTTGGCGCTCACCGCCTGCTCTCCGCCGAAGTCAGCGCACAGCGCGTTATAGATCCGATCAAACTCGTTGTAGTCCTCGCTGGTGTATGGCACTTTCCCCGTGCCCTCGCCCCAGTCTGCGGCCTGCCGCTTGGTGCCCTGCCTGCCATCCCGTGCGCTTTTCTCCGCGCTCACCGCCTTGGTGAAGTTGCCGTTCTCCAGCCCCTCTCCGAATATCTTGGTGATGTCCGTCAGCCCGTCGAGAAAGCCCAGCTCTCCGCCTCCCGGCGTCCGGTCCAGCTTTTTCTTTGCCAGCTTATCGCAGTAGGTCGTCCACTTGTTTTTGCTCCCGCTTGCCGGCAGCGCGTTCATGTCAAAGGGCTTGTTGAAGCGTATGCAGGCATAAAAATAAGCCAAACTCTCCCCCACCGCATCATTAAGCTGGTCGTAATACGCCTGCTGCTTTTCCGCGTCCATAGGTAAAAGTTCGGCCATCCTGCGCTCCTTTCGGATAGTAAAAATGGTACAAAAGAGAATTATCCACTCTCTCGTGTACCATTTTCGCAGGTTTTCCGTCATGTGAGGGACTTTTAAGTCCCTTTCCAAATTTTTTATTCGCGGCCTAAAAGATAGTCTACCGTCACCTCGAAGTAGTCCGCCAGCACCTCCAGCGATGAGGCTTTCGGCTCCATCTCTCCCTCCTCATACCGTCGTATCATGTGCTGGCTCAGTCCGCACAGCTCCGCCAGCACCCGGCGCTTGATCTGCCGTCTTTCCCGCAGTGCCCGCAGTCTTTTAGGGAATAATTCGTTTGCCGCCATCTCACCGCTCCTTCGCGTCCGGCAGTTTTCCCGCTTCCAGCAGCATCTGCGCCTCCGTATTCGATATGGGAACGCCCATTCGCTTGCGCCGCTGTATGCTCTTGATCCTGTCTGCCCGTGCCCTTTCTTTTGTCTTGAAGAACGGGCACTTCCCTTTTGCGCTGCACACCAGCTCCCGCAGTCCCACGCACTCGTTTTTCATGGGTATGTACAGGTCGCATCCGCCCTTTGGGCGGTATGGTCCCTGCGGCGGCGATGCCTTTCTCCCTATGTTCACGCCTCCCGCCACCCCTCTCTCCACAGATACGCGCTGCCCGCAACCAGAAACGCCATATCCGCTGCCACCACCACCATGCACAATACGCCCACAAGCGTTTTATATACACCCGCCGCCATCAGCAGCGCCAGCACTGCCGCCATCAGCAGCGCCAGCAGTATGTACACCACCGCCCACCGGCGGTATTTCTTTTTCTCGTCTTTCATGCGCTCATCTTCCCGCCTTTCGCAGCACCCGCAGTGTCCCGCGCATCAGCACCGCATCCTCCACGCCCGGTATCCCATCCACCATCTTATACAGCGCCGGTTCCTCCTCTCGTGGCACTTCTTTCCACTCCACCAGCCCTGCCTTGTCCGCCTCGCAAGCTATGATTGCAAGGTTGTCCCATTTGAAGCGCTCATCCTCTTGCCCTCTTCCGAATTTCCAATATCGGCACGTCAGTTCCTCCATCGTGTAGCTTTCCGCCGCGGCCACGGGCCGTGGCTGTACCTCGTCCATAAGCACGCCGCCCAGTTTATGTATCAGCTTCCGCCGTAGTCTTTCAGTCCAGTTCAATGCTGCCCTCCTTCCACCCCTCCGGCACGATAAATGCCCCTGTCTCCTTGCACACCGCCGCCCCATCGTCCGCTATGTTCTCCGGTTTCAGCGACATCATCTCCGCCTTGTCCTCCGAGGCGATCACACCCACGTCCGCCTTGGGCGTCAACAGCTGAACGTCCAGGTCGCGGCCCGTCACCAGCACCTGCGCCATGCCCTTCTGCGCGTACCCGATGGCCGGCGACAGGTCCACCATCCGGCTCTCCTCATAGGCTTGCAGCCTTACGTAGTTGGCCACCGCGCTGGTGTATGCGCTCACGTTCATGCTGCTGTCCGCGGCCACGTCCAGCACTTTCCGGTAGTGATTCGGGTCTCCCTCTTTTTTCAGCATATTTATGGTGTAGCGTATGCACCTCTCCACGCCGTGCCAGTCGCTCATGCCGAACTTCTCCGCCACCTTTTCGTACACGCCGCCCTTCTTCGTCCACTGTATCGGTCTTTCCACGGTGCCCTCCAGCACCAGCCGTACCGCCTCCACCGTGTAGTCAAAGCCTGCCAGATCCTCCCTCACGCCCATCGTCCGCAGCGCCTTTATGGCGTATGCCTCATATTTGCTGATGGTTTTCATGTGTTATCTCTCCTTTTCCGGTTTCTCTTCGTAGTATTCTGCCAGTACCAGCTCCCCGTCCCGTATCTGGCAGTGTATGATGCCGCACTTCCGGCACTTCCGGCTCCGCAGATCGAGCCATGCGTCCTCCTGCACCGTTTCGCCCCACTCATGGCTGCAGCCGTACAACTTTTTCAGGAACTCCTCGTACTCGCTTCCCAGTGCGTCCTTGCTGCCCACAAAGCGGTCATATTCCTCCAGTTCCTCCGGTGCCACGCTCTCCCGCGATGGCAGGATCCTTTTCAGCAGTTCAAACGGCGCGTACAGCACCGCTTTCGGCGCATAGTTATTTCCGTTCTCCACGCCGCCTGTTCAGCTCCTTTCCGCACATGATCTGCACGTCCCTCGTCCACGCGCACAGGTGCTTATACCGGCACTCCTCCGGGCACCGTGTCGTCCCTGCGCAGCCAATATACTGGTGCATCTTCACCCGCATGGCCGTCACCACGCCGTTCCACCTCTCCAGCTCCGTGTCTCCCCACTTTGCGGGGTCAAACGTGAGCATAGCTTCCGCCTCCCGCCGCGTGCCACATGGGAGGCTTGTACGACGTGCCGCACTTGCTGCACTTTATCCAGTTCTCCCCCGGGTTCTGCGCGTCCGGGTATCGTACAGGGTTCTGGCTATCCGGCGTTCCACACATCGGGCAGCATATCCCATATCCCTTCGCGTATTTCAGCGTGATCTCCGCCATCGCTCCGTACCTCCTCAATAATCCGTGACCACGACCGGCAGCCGCCTGAATGGGTCAAACACCACCTTGTCAACCTCGAATGGCTTTACATCGTCGTACAGCTGGCCGAACCTCTTAATAGCCTGTTTCTTTGTCCAGCAGAAGCAGTATGCTACATCGTCTGTAAATTCGTGGTCCTCCATTTGTGAAGCACGGGTGAATATCCAGCAGAACACTACTTCGCACCTCCGTCCTTTCTCTCTCCGTAAGAGCAGAAGTCCTCCGGCTCTACACATACCGCATTGCCGGAATGTCCGCGGGCATTTTCCTTTGGCTCCGTATGTAGGTAACACAGGCCGTTTGGGTGGTTGCGATAGTGCTTGCAGTCCTTGCACCGCACCACCGGAGCAACATCAGCTGCAGGGATGGCATTTATGAGTTCCTTGATGTTCTTCATGCCAAACCCATAGTCAA